CTTTTCCACCATCTTCGGGACGGAGTTTCCGTAGAGGACTTTGATTGGGTGTCTCTCCGATCCGCGGCGTTGTGCCATGAGCCCTGCAGCTTTCCCTCCTGGCGGAATGAATGCCGCCCCTCCGGTCGCTGTTACGAGCCTCTTCAGGCCGCTTTTTGTGATATCCGCCTTGCCTCCGGCTTTTGGGTAGGAAGTCTTGAAAGACTTTGATAGTGTCGGCGGCCTTCCGCTCGCCTTGATCGTTGCGTCAAGGTGCGCTGCATTCGCTCTCTGAATCCTGATATCCTTATTGAACCGTCCGGCTTTTATGGTGTAGCCCTGGCTTCGGCCTTCGCGGATCATCTTCATTGCCTGGGTCGCTGTCCGGTTAATGGCGTTCTTCAGGTGGTTCGGCGCCTTTTCCAGGTCTTTCAGTTTAGATGTAACCTTTTTTAGGTCTGCCTGGTTTATCTCTATATAAATCTGGCTCATCTCGATCTATTCGCCTCGATTGTGATGGAATATACTCCGTATTCGTCCACTGCATCGGCAACGCGATATATTTTCCCGTCCAGATTCAGGATGGAGTCCTGTCTCGGCAGCGGTCCGAACTCAGAAGCTGCCACATAGAGCAGCTTCTGGTTCAGATAAACGCCGTCCATATTCTGGTTCATCCTCTTTTCGCGTTCGATCTGCTCGTTCGTATCGATCTGAACCGGCATTTCCTTCCCGTTTACCGTGTGGATGTCCGAAAATTCATCGATGTTGAGAAAGGTTCTGTGGACATCCTCGGCAATGATATCCTTGAAAGCGCTCATTTTTTCGCTATCCCTTTCCTCGGAACTGTTTTTCGATCCGGTCTTTCCGGAATGCGTCCTACTCTCGCTTCCGGATCCCCGTCCGAGCTGAACCCGTTCGTTCCCGGCGGAGCTGTCGCCCGTCTTGCCTTCTTCGGAGTCTCGGTCTTCCCGTCCTCGTCAGTCCAGACCGCGCTCCCGGCTTTGATCCAGGCCTCCGTCATCATCGGGTTGTCTGCAGGCAGGGCGTCTCCGGCCTCGTACTGCACTGAGCGGTAGAGGACGGAGCGCATGGCTGTCAGGATCATGCGTTGATGCTGACGAGGATCTTGCTTGCCCCGGCAGCTGCCGCCTGGGCGGCAAATCCTGCCTTGGTGTTGGTCCCGGATGTAGCGGTAATGCCGTCGCCGTCCCAGTAAACTTCTGTTCCCGCGGCAACCGCTGCGCTATCGGAAAGCGGCATCTCGAACACGCCGGTTACGTGGATGCTCCCAAGTTCGCCGGGCTTGATGTCTGTACCGATCACACCGATCCGGCTGCCGTACACCATGATCGTATTGGCTTCAATAACGGCGTTTGTGCTGTTGGTGTAGTCCAGCGATTCGCCTTTCTGCCAGAAAGCTGCCTTGCTCATCTCTCATTCCTCCTATCTTTACAGGACAACGCCCGGATTCATGGCCAGGCCACGGAAATCGCGAACGGAAATGCCCCAATCCAACCAGATGTCCCATGTGAATCCGAGGGTCCCCGGTGTCTCCATGCGGCGGACCGTAGGTGTCTCCTGCCCGTTCAGGTAATCTACCTGGATGCCCCTCGCGCTCGCCTGGTCTGCCATCATGAACCACGGGCAGGGGTTCGATCCTGCCATCGCGTTGAGCAGCGGCGTCTGTACGATCTGGAGCGGGTAGTTATACAGCGGGTTGATGTCGTTGTTGCTGGATCCGACCACCTGCGCACTCCGGAAGATCACGGCAAGATCGAATTCGTAGCCTACCGGCACGATGATCTTCTGCGGGGTGATGTAGATCGGTTCCCCGAACTGGTCCGTCTGTTTCTGCATCTGGAGGATGATCTCCTGGATGGATGCCTGGGTAGGCTTGCTGCCGGTCGCCACCAGGTTCTTGTGGCTGTTGTCGAACAGGGCTACCCCGTCGAAGATGGCGGCGTTGTTGAACAGGATTCTGTATACATGCTTGTCGATGGTCTTTTTCGCGGCTGTGGCGTAAAGCCCCGGCACCCTGGTCAGGAAGCCGATATCGTCATTGATGAACGCCTGGCGTGTCATCGAGAACTGCTTGCCATAGGTTTCCAGCTTGCGCTGCGGGAGCATTTTGGTTCTCGGCATATCCGGCTTGATCTCGCCGTTCTCCGGCACCTTCAGGAAGTCGCCCACGCCGCCGATCACATATTCGTGATCCGCTGTTTCCTTGAAGTCGGGAAGGGTTCCCTTTGTGGTGATCTCCTGGAAGGTTGTTGGAACATGGTTGTACAGCTCCACGATGCTCTTCCGGATGGTCTGGTCCATGATGGCGGGGAACGCCGCACTGGGGTTATAGAACTGACGGCAGAGATCCGCGTACAGTTCATCGTTGCTCTTTCGGTGCAGGTTTCCGGTCTGGCCGTCACGGCTCAGGCATTCGATGGCCAGGTCGCGAAGGGACATTCCGCGGAATTCGTTTGCTCCCGCGGCGGGATTCTCTACATGTACGCTGGAGCGCATCATGAGGCCGTCGGTAGCCGCCTTACGGAACTTGTCGTTCTCGTCCTGGGTAACGGAAGCGCTTGCGGTAACCGGCGCTGCCTCCTTCATCAGTTTATCCATGACGGCGGCACGCACCGACTCCACGGACGCGCCGCTGTCGATGAAGGAACGGTATTCCACCCCGAAGTGGCCGCACATCTCCTCGATCGCGCGGATCCTCTCCCGCTCCATCCTTCGTTCCATCTCCGCGTCGAACTGACGCGTTCCTTCGCCGTCCCCGTCGTCCTGCGAACCGCCCTCGTTGTCGTCATTTTCACGCGTCTGATTAGCGTGGCCAGAGGCCGCCGCCAGAGCCGCCGCGTTCAATGCGTCAATGGAGCGCTGAAGAGACTCGAACTCTTTGAGCTCTGCTTCCGTCATGGCGCGGTTCTCTGCCTTCGCAAGGTCGAGAAGCTGCTGCTGACGCTTAAGCATCTGTTCTCTACTCATTTTTAGTGTCCTCCTTGTAAATTTATCAGGTTTTTTGTGTATTGAAGTTGCGCTTCAAGCGTCTTCATCATGGCAGTATCCGTGACGCCTTCCGCGGAACGTCCAACGCCCACGGTCGGATCGGCCGGAACGGAGACTATGCTGATCTCGTAGGGTGCCCACTTCCTTGCGATTTGGCACGGCCCCGTGTACTTGCCATCGGCAGACTGCTTTTGCGGCATTACTTCCTCCCAAGAATCTACGATGTAGCCCACGGACACGCCTTTAAGCGTCCCGGACTGCACTTTTTTGAAGATTTTTTCTGAATCTTCATCCGAATCGAAGAAAACCTCCGCTTTACCGCGTCCGCCTTCGATCCACGCCCTCTCTATTTTTCCGATAACCTTATCCCGGTTATGATTAAAAAGCAGGACGCCTATACTGTTAAGCCGCTGAAGGTCAACGGCTCCATCGGAATGATCGAGTATCTCCGTACCAAACCATCTGGTGTACGGTTCCTCGGATGAAAAGGAAAGAAGGAAGGTCCGCTCTTTCCCGTCAACCGCTCTTATGGAGCAATCACTGATCTCCCTCTTCAGGTCGTTCCGCAACTGCGTTTCCGTCTCCCTGAGGAGGTTTCTCTTCATCTGTCGCCGGTTTGTCATCCATGGCCTCCTGTTCTTCTGTCAGCTTGCCGTCGAAAAGGACGGCGTTGAAGTTTCCTATGCCTGCCTTTTCGGCATACTTCTGAACTTCCGCGATATCGTCAAGCTGTGTCCTCCAGTCCGCTCCGTTTTCGGCGCAGACCTGTTTGTATGTTTTCACGCCCGAATTGATGGCTGTCTTCATGGCCGTCGTTTCTTTCAGCGGATCGATCCACTTCTTCGGCGGCTGGATCCACTCGTGGGCGAGGTAGTCATCCTTCCGATCCCAGAAATCGGCTGCCGAGATCTGCCCGGATACCCAGCAGGAGATCACGAAGGTTTCGTAAATCTCATCCAGGATTGCCAGGATCATCTCCTTTTCTTCCTGGAACGTCATTTCGTCTTCGATTGCTCCCTGCCTTGCGGATGCGTAATTTGTTTCCGACATATCCCGGCTTGTAGCTTCGTAGCTTAAGCCCTGGCCGGCTCCCACGAGCCTCTGCTGTAGCTTCACAAAGCTGGTGGCATCAGCAGATTGCCCTGTCGGGTTTACTACCTCCACATCATCCCCGGCGTTCAGCTCCTTGATCATGCCCGGTGTCAGAGTCTTTCCGTCATAGGAAAACCGGTCCTGCGCCCCGGCGGATCCGCTTCGTCCCATTCCCGATACAGGAAGCTGCTTCTTGATAAATACGGAAAGACACGCCTCGATTCTCTGTTTTACGGATACCGCTGTCATGAACTCGTTCACGTCCCGTATCCGCGTAGCCGTCTGTGACATATCGGACATCTCCCGGATCTGTGACGGCCTTTTCTTCGAAAAATAGAAGATTACATCCTCTGCCTTGATGTATTTCGTGTCCGCAATCGTAAATCCGTCTATGGCGTACTGCTTTATCCAATATCCTACCGGCCGGTTGTATTCGTTGTATTCAATGCCGCCAACAACCCGGTTCGCCACTTCGTGAGGTACAACCTGTGTTCCGTCAAGCTCATCCACCTCGATCATCTGAAGGGCGAACGGGATCATGCCATCTTTCGTGTATCGTTTTACGAAGAGGATGCCTCCGTCCACCTTTTTCCTTACAACAGCCATGCGTAGCATCTGGTTCAGTGCCTGCTGTCCTGTCACATCGCAGTTTCTCGCCTTGCACCACTTCTTCCATAGGCGCTCCAGCTCCTTATTCGTAGCCGGACGCGGCGTTTTTGCCTGGATCTCGAATCCGGATCCTATCACGTTCCGCTTGTACGCTCCCAGAACGGAGTTCATGATGTCGGAATTCCGTTCCAGGTCCCTCGCTCTGGCCCTTACCTGTTCCCTGGAATAGCGATCCGTGACCTCAGCAGAGTCGTTCGTTACCCTCCAGTGGGAATTGATCCGGTCGAAATTG